GACTATCTCCAACAGGTGCGAAAACGCATGGCCGATGCGGCAAACCCCGAACCCAGACACAAATCCGATGTAGAAATCATCCCCAAAATCGAGCCGGCCGCTTATCCGATCGCGGGTGAGGAGCTTTTCCGCAAGATCGTGGCGGAGCTCACCAGCCTGGTGGTCTTCGACAAGGACGATACCGACCTCCCCTCGGGCGCGATCGCGACCGCGCTATGGATCATGTCGACCCACTACTACGAGCCCTTTCCGGCTCAAGGCGAGTCGCCTGACGATCCGTTCGACCACGCAACCCGCCTGATGATCTCCGCCGGTACTATCCGATCCGGCAAGACGCGGCTGCTCGAGACCACAGCCTGCCTTGGTCGACGGGTCTTGCGTGCCAGCAATCTGTCGTCGGCCGTGATGTTCCGGGCGTGCGAGCGCTTTCGTCCGACGATAATGCTCGACGAGGTCGACCAGGCCCGCCTGCACGAGGACGGCAACGCCCTGGTGCAGCTGATCAACGACGGCTTTGAGCCGGGCGGCGCAGCTTGGCGCGTCGGTGGCGAGAAGAATGAGCGCCTCGACCGCTTCCGGGTGTTCACGCCGGTCGCCCTCTGCGGCATTGGTCGACTGCCGCCGGCCACCGAGGACCGCTGCCTGCGCATCATCCTGGTGCGCAAGCCGGCGGGCCGCACGACGGCGCGCTTTAACAAGGCGAGGAAGCAGCATCTCCGCGGCCTGGGGCCCGAGATCCTGCGCTGGATCCGGGATAGCCGACGGGTCCTGGTCCAGAACCTCGAGCCCGACTTCCCCCCGGGCGTCGAGAACGACCGCGACGAGGACCTCTGGCGCCCTTTGCTGGCGATCGCCGACACGCTGGGCGGCGAGGTGCCGGCCTTGGCGCGCCGCGCCATGGTCGAGCTGATCGCCGTCGGCCACGAGCAGAGCGTCGGCGAGGAGCTCATGACGGCGATCTGCGCCATCCTGGAGGAAGAGCTTGTCGTCCACCCCAAGGCGCATCAGATCGCCGTCGCGCGGTTGGCCGGCCTGGTGAACAACGTTGACGGGTCCTGGAGGGAGTTCCGGGGCGGCCTCGGCTGTGACGTTCGGTGGCTCGGCAAGCAGATCAAGAGCTTCAGCCTCAAGACCAAGTCGGTGCGTGACCCGGTCCACACTGAACCGGTGGCCAAGGGTTACGACATCCATGATCTGCTGAAGGTGAGCCGACGTTATCGGGCGGGCGACGCCGAGGACAACGGAGACAGAGAGGCGGAGACCCCTCTGGATTCTCCGGTTACGAGTACAACACCGGTTACAGGTACCGTTAACCCATTGGAAAACCGAGGCAGAACCAACGGTGAAACTGTAACCCAAGATGGAGCTGTAACCGGTGCCGGTAGAAACGCAAATGGTTACAGCAAGGTTAACCCGATTACCGGTAAGCGGCGTAACCGCGGCTCGCCGGTTACAACTACACCTCGGGTTACAAAACCGGCGTGTACGAAAGTCGATAACTCGCCTGAGGAAACAACGGCTTACGAGAAATCCGAAGATGATGTAACCGAGGTCACCCGTGTAACCGGAGAATCCGAAGAGGTCCGCCCTCCCTTCTTCTCCGACCCGATCCCCGGTGTCGACGAGCCGCTGCCGATAGATCTGACAAAGCTCGACCCCGACGACCTGCTGCCGGGCGAAATGAAGTGGTACGGCTACAGCTGCGGTCCGGCGCCGACCTTCAGGGTCATCCTGCCGTCCGGCATGCCGGACGACGATCCTGCTGCCTATGCCCATGCCTGCCGACTTGCCAACGATCACCGGATGGCGATGTGGCGCCGGCTCCAGGCCAAACGTGCGCGTTAGGGTCATGACGCACCAAAGGAAGGTCAGCCTGTCACGGCCGAAGAATCCGACGCCCGCCATGATTGCTGTCGCCGGCACCGCCTGGCAGGACTTCTTGACCAGCCTGGGCGTTGCCGTGAAGTGGATCGACAGCGCCCAGGAGCTTGCCGACCTGGCGCAAGAATTGGCCGACTTCGCTCGGCAGGGCGCGACGGTGGCACTCGACTTCGAAACGACGGGCGCCTTCGTCGCAGGTGGAATCCGGCCACGCGTCGTGCAGCTGTTCGCAGGCGGCGACGAGGTGGCGGTGGCCGACCTGGAGCTCACCGGGTTCGCGCCGATCGCCTGCCTGGCCGACGTCGGCTGCGTGGCCTACGGCGCCGGCTTCGAGGCCCGCGTGTTTATGGGGCAGAAGCTTGAACCCAAGCTCAACGACGCGGCCCTGGCGGCCGGTCTCCGGCTCGATCGTGATGCGTTCCAGCGAGACCTCGCCACGACCTGGCGCCGCATCAAGGGCAAGTCGACGCCGACAAGCAAGAAGGCGATGCAGCGCTCCGACTTCAGTGGCGAGCTCACGGCCGAGCAGATCGCCTATGCCGGGTCCGATGCCGTCATGGCGTTTGAGGTGTGGGAGGCTTGCCGAGCCGAGGCGCGGTCCCGGCCCTACGCGGTCGCCCGGGATGCCATCCCGGCCGTTGCATCGATGGAAATGGCCGGCCTGGGCTACGACCGTGCCGCGCATGTCGCGATCATGGGCGAATGGAATCGCTTGGCGGAGAGTGAGGCGCGCCGTTTCAACGAGCTGACTGGGTTGTGGCCAAATGAGCAGAAGAAATTCCGCGAGCGACTGCAAAGCAGCGTCGCCCCGGACCTGCTCGAAACTTGGCCGCGCGCCGAGAAGGGTGGGCTGTCCCTGTCCGGCAAGGCGCTGGAGCACAAGCCGCAGGCCAAGCTGCCGGAAGTGGCGCAGTATCTCCGGGCCAAGGCCTTGGGCACGCTGATCACGACGTTCGGTCCCAGGATGGCGGCCCGGGTTTCGCCTATCACGCGGCGATTGCATTTCGGGTTCACGCTGTGCGGCGCTCGAACCGGTCGCATGACGTCCTCCCCGAACGGCCAGAACCTGCCGGCTGGGCCTTACCGCCGCATCTTCCGAGCGCCACGGGGCCGGCGCGTGGTTTCCCTGGACTATTCGGCGATCGAGCTGCGGGCCGCCGCCTTGCTCGCTGGCGAGAAATCGCTCCTCGACGTTTTTAAGCATCCGCCGCGGCTACCCAACGGTGAGCGCAATCCCGAGGGCGACCCGCACGAGGCGTTGTCGGCGACCTTGCAGCTTGATCCGATTCGCAACGCTGGCCTTCGCCTCGCCAAGGCGCTCAACTTCCGTCTCCTGTTCGGCACCGGCATCCAGGGTTTCGCCGAAAACGCCAACATCCCGATCGCGGAGGCCGAGGAGCTAGTCGATCGCTGGCGTCGCGTGCGGTCCTCGATGGTGCAGTGGCAGAACGGGACCAAGGCGGCGGCCAAGCGGCAGAAGTACGCGACGACGCCGCTCGGCCGTCGGGTCAATTGCTACGACGTTGACCCCGACACCAAGAACCTGCGCTTCAAGCCCAACAGGGCGTTGAATGTGCCGATCCAGGGTGGCTGCGCCGAGGCGCTGATGGTGGCGCTCCCGCTGGCGTACGACGGTCTGCGCGGCTCCGGCTTGTCGGCCGGGCTGATTGCCGCTGTGCACGACGAGATCGTCTTCGAGTGCGCCGAGGCGGACGTCGAGCCGGCCACAGCGATCGTCCGCCAGGCGATGATGACGGGCCTCGAGAAGGTGTTCGGCGCCCGCCCGCGGTTCCAGGACATCGCTCTCTATGCAGTCGGCGCGCCCAAGGTTGGCCAGACCTGGGACGGCGATGCGTTCGACCTGGCCAGTCTCAGTGAGAAGGAGACCATGGTCCTCCTGAAGGGCTTGGCAGATGTCGACGAGGGCGAGGACAACGACGAGGAGGAGCACGAGGGCGATGACGATCCCGAGCCTGCGGATCCCGAGGGCGACCGGGACGAGCTGGTAAAGCGTATCCGAGAGACCACGCTCAAGCTGTTGCGTCAGGTCAACCCGAGGCAACTGCGGCTCGCCTTCCGTCAGGCCGGCGTCGAGCTGCTGCACAAAGCCGACGTGGCCAAGCTTGCCGATCTGGCACGTCGGCTTTCCGAGCCGTTGCCGATCGACGAAACGCCGGAACATTGTCGCCTTGGTCCAAGCAGCGCTGCCCGCTGGCTTAATTGTCCTGGCAGCGTCATCGCCATCGAGGAGGCGCCAAGCTATTCGTCGGTCCACGCTCATGAAGGCCACAAGGCGCACATGGCACTCGAGTGGTGTCTGCGACTTGACGTGGTGCCGTCACAGATCGTCGACCCGGGCAACTGGCCTGACGTGGCGCGTTCTGTAGAGGTGGCGCTCGAGTACATCCGGAGGCAGGTTGGCGAGCTTCATGTCGAAGTGCGCTTCATGATCGACGATGAAGTCGGTCTCGGTGGCACTGCCGACACGGTGGCGGTCAACGATCAGGAGATCGTTGTCGTCGATTTCAAACACGGTAAAACGGCAATCGTCGTTCGCGACAACGCCCAGCTCCAGACCTATGCGATCGGGGCTCGCCAGCGGTTTGGTGAACGCAAGCGGTATCGCCTGGTCATCATTCAGCCACGTGCTGGCCGGCCGACTGACGTCACCGAATGGACTGTGACCGATGCCGACCTTAGACATTTCGAACGCCAGCTGCTGACAGCGGCCAAAGCGACAATGCAGGTCGATGTCGTTCGTCGCGCCGGCGCCTGGTGTCAATGGTGTCCGGCGCGAGCTACCTGTGATGAATATAGAGCGAGGCAAGGAGCGGAGGGCGACGCCGCGGTAGGCCACGTTCGCCTCCAATCGCACGGCTCTGACGCCGTTTGGAACGTGGGCGCCTCGACTGCGGGCGAGCCCGCACACGCCGACATGGGACCCAAAATAGGTGAAGGCGCTTTGCCCGGGCTTAGCACGTTGCCCAACGCCGGGTCGTATGGGGTGATAGTCGCCGACCCGCCTTGGCGCTTTGACGTTCGAAATCGCGACACTGGATTGCGGCGCAGTCCGGACCAGCACTACTCGACCATGACACTGGCCGACATCAAGGCGCTGCCCGTAGGCCAGATCGCCGGCCCGGACTGCTGGCTACTGCTGTGGACGACCGGCCCGCACCTGCCTCAAGCGTTCGAGGTGATGGAGGCTTGGGGATTCAGGTACTCCTCCCTAGGCTTTGTGTGGGTGAAGCTGCGGCGTGGCTATCGCCAAGACCGTTTGGGGATACTGCCGTCCGACATCGCAATGGGCCTCGGCTACACCACGCGGAAAGCGAGCGAGCCGTGCTTACTAGGCCGTCGCGGCAATCCCCGACGGCTAAGGAATGACGTTCGGGACGTCATCATCGCGCCAGTTCGTGAGCATTCGAGAAAGCCCGACGAATTTTATGAGCGTGTCGAGCAGTTTGCAGCAGGACCCCGTCTCGAACTGTTCGCCCGCGAACACCGCCGGGGATGGGATGGCTGGGGCAACGAGCTCGACAAGTTCCAGGGCGCAGTTCGTCACACTCTACCGAGTGCGGTTGCGCCGGGGGGCGTCGATCCAGAACTGAGGTGAATCGCATGTTCCATGTTCTGCCGGAGGCGCCACAGGGCGCCGTGCCCGGGCGGCGTCTGCCACTAACTGCCCACAACAAGGTCGTTCTTGCTCTCGATCTGGGCACCACGACCGGGTGGGCCATCGCGCCGCCCGACGGCGACTTGGTGAGCGGCACGGTGTCGTTCCGGCCCAGCCGCTACGACGGCGGCGGCATGCGGTATCTGCGCTTCCGCGCCTGGTTGGATACTATCGTGGGGGACGTTGGCGCTATTGGTGAGGTCCACTACGAGGAAGTTCGGCGGCATCTCAGCACCGACGCGGCCCACGTTCACGGCGGTCTGCTAGCGATGTTGACGGCCTGGTGTGAGGAGCGGTCGATCGCCTACCAGGGCGTGCCGGTGGGCACCATCAAGCGCTTCATCACGGGAAGGGGCAACGCCGACAAGGCCGCTATGATCGAGGCGGTCCGCGCCCGAGGCTATAGCCCGGCCGACCACAATGAGACCGATGCCATGGCGATCCTACTGTGGGCCCTCGAAACCCGTGGAGGCGTGCGGTGAGCGACTGGACGCCCCAGATGGTGGAACAGCGGTTGGTTGAGGCTGCAAGCGTCCTCAGTCGATTGCCCCCAATGCGCGTCTATGGCTACGCCAGCACTTGGCCGAGACTGTTGCTGGACTACTCCAGCATGGTGCTCCAGAAGTCCGGCCGCCAGCGCCTACCAGCACCCGATCCGGCGGAGATCGCCAGGATGGAGGAAACGCTGGATTGGTCAGCGTGGTTGAAGCCGATGGACTCGAGGATCGTTTGGCAGCGGGCGAATGGACGGCGTTGGAAGGAGATCTGCGCGTCGGTAGGTCTGGCCCGGGCGGCAGCGCACGAGCATTGGCGTTACGCCCATTGCCTCATCGCGTGCCGGCTGAATGGCAGGGCTACACCTACCCGCACCAGTCGACGGATGCTGATCGCTCGCTTTCGAAGTGAGCGTTCCCGAAGTGTCTCGTGTTAGCGTGCCATCATGCGAGAGAAGAGGCCCGAAATGCCTGGTCGCCCACTATCGGCTGGTGACGGAGCGGAATCGCCACGCATCGCGCTTCCCAAGAACATTGGTGAGACGTTGAAGTATCTCGATGACCTTGACCTGGAAGTGCTGCGCGTCAGCGTCGAGAACGAATTGCAGAGGCGGGGTGTGAATAGGGAAGGTGACGCTAAGGCTTCGGCAGAGACCAGTAGTTCCAGTGTGGGGCCAGATAAGCAGGGTGCTTCTTCTCTGCCGGTCGGCAAGGCCAGCCTGGTGCGTGCTTCCTTCAAGTCCGGGATGAAGCCGCATGCCATCGCTCGTGCGCTTCGGGTTTCTATCGCGCAGGTGAATGAGGTGCTCGCGTCCACGGTGAAGCGGAAAGCTTGAGGGCTGCGAGTCCTCTTTGCAGACACTTTTGGCAAAGACAGATTCACGATGATCGGCTAGATCCTTGGCTATGACCGCGAGCGCCTCGTGCGGCGGCGACGCTACGAACTTGAACGACTAACGTCATAATATGCAGACGCTACGGCCGCGCATTTCAACGGCGAAGGTGTCGGCGGTGACTTTGCTGGCAAAGCCTGCGCACCCGTTCTACTCGTCGCCGGCTTGGATGCAGCTTCGTGATCGGGTTCGATGGGAGGCAGGTGGGCGGTGTCAGTCGCCAGGCTGTGGCCGAGTAGAGCGTCGCATGTACGTCGACCATCGTGTCGAGTTGAAGGATGGCGGAGCCCCGTTGGATCGAAGGAACGTGTGGCTGCTCTGCGGCTCGTGCCATACGCGCAAGACGGTGGCCGAGAGGGCTAGGCGAACTGCGAGGCGGCATGGGGGGATGGGTGTGTAGATTTGCGTTATCGCAACCAATCGCCCCTAGCCGCACGCGCAGAATTTTAATTCCCGTCCTAAAGCCCAAAACGGGCTCGACGGCGCGAAACTTGAGGAGGCCTAGGGGTTGACCGCCAGCAATGCAACGGGCGGCTCGGTGGGCAAGAAAACCGCCCCTGTAGCGGGTCGGACCGGCAAGCCATGGCCAGCCGATGCCGTTGAACGGCGGCCCGTCTCGGCTCTGGTCCCCTACGTCCGCAATGCCCGGACGCATTCGCCCGAGCAGGTCGCCCAACTCGCTGCGTCTATCCGGGAATGGGGCTGGACAACACCGATCCTGGTCGATGAGCAGAGCAATATCATTGCTGGGCATGGCCGAGTGCTGGCCGCCCAACACCTCGGCCTGGGCGCGGTCCCGGTGATGGTCGCCACCAACTGGAGTGAGGCGCAGAAGCGCGCCTACCTGCTTGCTGACAACCAGCTCGCCCTGAACGCGGGTTGGGACATGAACCTGCTGCGCGTCGAGCTAGGAGAGCTGCGGGATCTCGGTGTTGATCTGGCGCTAACAGGCTTCGGCGACCTCGAGATCGATTCACTACTCCGCGGTACCGCTGCGGAAATCGATCCCGATGAAGCTCCTGAGCCTTCGCCTGTGCCCATAACGCTGCCCGGCGACGTGTGGGTCTGCGGCGATCATCGGGTCCTATGTGGCGATGCCTCAGCCGTCGACGATGTCCGGAAGGTCCTTGCGGGCGATACCGCCGGCATGTGCTTCACGGATCCGCCCTACGGCGTGAACTACGGGAACTCAGCCAAGGATAAGATGCGCGGCAAGCATCGGCCGATCCTCAACGACCGACCTGGCGAAGGCTTCGAGACGATGCTGCGTGCTGCCACCACCAATATCCTCACGGTGACGAATGGCGGAGTCTACATGTGCATGTCGTCGTCGGAACTGGACACGTTGCAGCGTGCCTTCCGAGACGCCGGTGGGCGTTGGTCCACCTTCGTGATCTGGGCCAAGCATACGTTCACGCTCGGGCGCTCCGACTACCAACGGCAGTATGAACCTATTCTCTACGGTTGGAAGGAAAGCGCCGATCATTTCTGGTGCGGAGCGCGGGACCAAGGCGACGTTTGGTTCTTTGACAAGCCGAGTCGCAACGAGCTGCACCCGACCATGAAGCCGGTGGCGTTGGTGGACCGCGCCATCCGCAACTCCTCCCGGGCCGGCGACATCGTCCTGGACCCATTCGGCGGCTCTGGCACCACCATGATCGCCGCCCAGCGCACGGAGCGGCGTGGGCGCCTGGTTGAGCTCGATCCGGTTTACGTCGATGTGACCGTGGAGCGATGGCAGGCCTACACGGGCGACACTGCGAAGCTGGAGGCCACGGGTCAGACGTTTGCAGAGATGGCTGCGGCCAGACGTGCTGGCCCTACCGTACACAGTGCTGACGACGGAGCAGACCCGTGACCGGTACTCGTGGCCGTCCGCCCCATGTCCCAACCGACGAGAGCCGCAATCTTGTCGAGTCGCTCTCTGGGTTTGGCATCCCGCAGGACGAGATCTCCAAGCTGATCGGCATCGATCCGAAGACTCTGCGCCTGCACTATGCAGAGCAGATCGAGCTTGGCGGCATCAAGGCAACTGCAAAGGTCGCTCAGAACTTGTTCAACATGGCGTGCAAGCCGAACCGCGAGGGCTTGCAAGCCGCGATCTTCTGGCTGCGGGTGAGAGCAGGGTGGTCCGAGTATTCGCCACGACCGCCGGCTCCCGAGCCGCTCGGCAAAAAGGCCATCGCCGACGCCGAGGCGCTCACCGCAAGTCGCGGCACGGAGTGGGGTCACCTGGTAAATTAATGTGGGACTTGTCAGTGACCGATTGGCGGGAGCGAATTCGTGAGGGGAGGTCGTTGTTGCCCGCACTCCCAGACCTCGACCGTGCTCAAGCAAACCGCGCAATCGCAATTTTCAATAAACTGAGGCTCCCTGATGTACCAGGGACGCCAGCGCTGGCCGAGGCGGGTGGCGAGTGGTGCCGCGAAATTGTCGGTGCGCTGCATGGGTCAATCAAGCCGAACAGCCGCGAACGGATGATCCGGGAGGTGTTCCTGCTGGCTCCGAAGAAGAGTTCGAAGACCTCCTACGGCGCGGCGTTAATGGAGACGACGCTGTTGATGAACGACAGGCCGCGGGCGGAGTTTCTACTCATCGCCCCGACGGTGTCATTGGCACACATCGCGTTCAACCAGGCGCTGGGCATGGTCGAGAAGGACCCAGAGGGCTTTCTACAAAAGCGGATGCACATCCAAGAACACCTTCGCAAGATCACCGACCGCCGGACAAAGGCTACGTTGGAAATTAAGGCATTTGATACCAGCGTGCTCACCGGCGTGAAGCCGACCGGCGTGCTACTCGATGAGCTGCACGAGATTGCAAAGGCGCCGGCGGCGGAACGGCTGATCGGGCAGCTGCGGGGTGGCCTGCTGCCCAATCCCGAAGGGTTCCTGATCTTCATCACAACCCAGTCGGACGAGCCGCCGCGAGGTGCCTTTCGGTCGGAGCTGATGGTCGCGCGCGCAATCCGGGACGGTCGATCGCAGGGTGCAATGCTGCCCGTGTTGTACGAGTTTCCGGAGGAGATCGCTGACGACCGAAGCAATCCCCCGGCATGGCAGGATCCCAAGAACTGGTGGATGGTTACGCCAAACCGGGACCGGTCAGTATCCATACCCCGGCTCGAGGAAGACTGGGAAAAAGCCAAGCTGAAGGGGCAGGGGGAGATCGTCCGCTGGGCCTCACAGCACCTCAACATCGAGATTGGCCTGGCGCTGCGGTCAGACCGATGGGTGGGAGCGGACTACTGGGAGCAAGCGACCGACAAGTCGTTGACGCTAGACGAGCTCATGGCGCGAAGTGAGGTCGTTGTTGTTGGTATCGACGGTGGTGGCCTGGACGATCTCCTTGGTCTCGCTGTACTGGGGCGAGCCGCAAAGACACGTCAATGGATGTTGTGGTCCAAGGCATGGGCGCACGCTTCGGTTCTGGAACGCCGGAAAGGCGAAGCCTCCGTCTTGCGTGACTTCGAGGCATCCGGCGAGCTCGTCATTTACGAGGAGTTCGGGCAGGACATAGCCGAGATCGCGCAGCTGGCTCGACAAATCGACAACAAGGGGCTTCTACACGCTGTGGCGCTCGACCCCTATGGCGTAGGGGCAATTGTCGACGCCCTCGATGAAGCCGGCATCAGCGGGCAGGAACGCATTGTAGGTATCTCCCAGGGCTGGAAGTTGACTGGCGCCATCAAGACGGCCGAACGCAAGCTAGCCGACAAATCTTTGCGGCACAGTGGTCAGAATTTGATGGCATGGGCCGTAGCGAATGCGCGCGTCGAGCCGAAGGGCAATGCCATCATCATCACGAAGCAGGCATCCGGATCTGCAAAGATCGACCCCCTCATGGCCGCATTCAACGCCATCGCGTTGATGTCCACGAACCCTTGGTCGAATCAGCCGGGCATCTTTGTGATCTGAGTCTAGCGCAGAGAGATCGCATTAGCTGAAGGGAATCACTACCGCTTCTAGACTAGGTCGTGGCGGATGCCTTCAGCTTCCAATTGCTTTTGTAAGGTTCGGGCAAATCGAAGATGGAGAGAATTGTTCGGACGCACGACAATACGATATTTACTTCGTCAGCTGAGGGCGTATGCCCGCCATGAGCTACTTTGTGCCGCAATTGCAGTGCCAGATGAGCTTGCTTCATCACGCTTCCTTTATCGCCGTCATAAAGGTCAAGCAAGGAGGGTAGAATTGCATCGACGAGAAACTTCCAAGTTGGCTCGTTCTCTCGCGTTAGCTTTCCCGATTTGTAAAGGGCCGGCAACATCTTGCGCTGATGCGCGAGGAGGCCAAGCTCAAGCATAGACATCGCTTCTACGACCGCGGCACGTGGTTGCTTGAGGGTGCCTGCGAGATTGGCCAAGCGCTCGATCTCAAGAAGGCCATCAGATAACACGAAACCAGCCGCGAGGTACCCAGCGAGAACCTTCGCACGATAGGCAAGCCCGTCTTTGGTGCTAGCGTGATCCTGAAGCGAACGGGCGGCAACGCGATATGACAGCATGGACAGCTTGAGATTCACGACTTTGGCCTGCATCAGGCGTTCAAGGACGGGCAGCTGCCGCTCAGCTTCAGAGTACCGATAGAAGCCCAGCCTTAGGGGCGTACTGTCATCCGGGATGCCATCACTCAGAACCAGGCGTGTATCGGGATTGAGGAAGCGATAGGTGCTGATGAAGCGCATCAGCAGCGGATTGAAGGGGCTAATAGCCTGCGCGTCGCGTTCGGTGTAAACCTCCCAACGCACTTCGAGCGACGTGAACATGTCCTGACGAAAGGTACGGCCGTTGACCTCGTTTTCTATGGCCATGATGGGAGCATTTCGTCCCTCACGTCCGCGGCCATCTAGCGAGAGTGCTCCGCGGTTGATGCCGCGAACTGGTCGCTTGATATCCGTATGGACTCGGTGCTTGTACGGTCGATTGACCAGCTCATTGTTGAAATCCACCACTACCAGTGGACGCACATGGCTGACAACGCGAACAAGGCCAGGCACCCCGGGCGAATTCACCGGGTAGTCGGTATGAGGCGGAAGATCGACGAACCCTGGATAGTACTGGTGGACGACAACCGCGCCCAGTGCCCAACTTTCATCACTCATGGAAATGGCGCCCGTGCTTCGACTTAAGCCCCGGGCCAATCCTTTGCAGAGAGCCGCCGAGGTCGCTAACACCTTTGTCCATCAAGCGCCCCCGGCGCGGGCGAGGTTGTTTCAGTAAGAGACAGTAGACCACAGGCGCTTGGGAATTCGAGCGTTTCATCATAGTAGCCCGGTGAGCTGCTTAGTCGAGCCCGGCTCCGCACGCCGTCCGTTCCCGACGCTAGAACGGACTTGGTCCGTTTCTCTCGGGGCATGCCGCAAAAGGGCCAAAAGGAGACATTATCGCTGGTCGAGAACGGCCTTGAGCGCCCTGGCTCCTGCGGCAGCATGTATAAGCATTTCATGCGTGGTGGTGGCGGGACACTAGGATCAACCCGCAGGCCGTCGAGGACTGCGACGGAGGCCGCGATGACAACGAACCTAGGCAGCGTGCAGGCGCATTACGCCAGTAGCGACATAGCCCGGCGGGTCCTGGCAGCGGTCGGTGGAGCCGGCGCCCCCACGCCCGACACACTGGCGCCGGTCGATCATTTCCATGGCGGCGGCCTCGCCTCGACCCGCGAGCTTGCCAACTTGCTGGCACCGCACCCCGGCGAGCGCCTGCTCGACCTTGGCAGCGGCATCGGCGGTCCGGCGCGCTGGTTCGCCGCGACCTTCGATTGTCATGTTACGGGCATCGATCTCACGGGCGACTATTGCCGGGCGGCCGAAGCGCTCAACGTGGCGACTGGTCTCGCCGACAAGGTTCGTATCGTCGAGGGCTCGGCGCTCGACCTGCCGTTCGGTGATCAAAACTTCGATCGCGCCTATTCACAGAATGTCGTCATGAACATCGCGGACAAACCGCGCTTCTACCGGGAAGCAAGGCGCGTATTGAAGCCAGGCGGCGTGCTGGCGCTGTCCAATCTCGCGGCAGGGCCGGCCGGCGCGCCCTACTATCCCGTGCCATGGGCGGCCTCCAGCGATACCAGCTTCCTATCGACGGTCGCCCAGACTCGCGAAGAACTTCAGTCGGCCGGCTTGCAAATCGTGCATT